TTTCATCATTCCGTCAATCCATCTCAGATTCGCGCTCTTCCCATGCCTGACAAACACGCATATCGTTGCAGATAAAGTTCAGCTTTTCGCAGTGGCCTCTGAACCCGGCGCCTTTGTCGTAGGTAGCAAGCGGGATGCGTTCGATCTTCACTTGGGTCATGAAGGTGTTGTCGTAGTATTCGCAGTTGGAGCAATGCTTGCGCCGTGCGTCCTTCTCGTTGCACTGCATAGCCTCTGCTAGACCTGCATAAAACGGTTTGTTTGCGCCTGGTTCGTTGGTCGGTACTTCGGGGCCATAGTTCCAATCTTGGACCGCGATGGCGTAGTTCTTCTTGTTCTCTGCGTTGGTGATGAATTCTTCATCCATCGGCAGGCCGGCAAAGCCTTTGGGAATCATCATAAATTGTTTCATGGCAATCCTTTAGGTGATTTCGCGGCCTGATGCGCGGATGGTCAATGATGTGGCTGCACCGGCAATCGTGCTGATGAATCCGCTTTGTTCAAGTGCCTGGCCAACCAACTCAGGGAATGTATAGGTCTCGTCTGGTGCAATGCTGCGAGCATCCACGATCAAGTTGGAAGTAGCCGCACTGCCGCCGCTGGTCACCAGGTTGACGCTAATCGTGACGTTGGCCGCGCTGGTGTTGGTGGCAGTGAACTTGTCAATCAGAGCCTTGCAGTTGGTGGCCGTGTACTGTGTTGTTTGTGCGTTCTCTGCCTGCTTTGCTGGAATCAGCACCTTAATTGATACAGTCATTGGATACCTCCGATATTGTTGACAGTGAGAATGATGGACGGAATGCCTGGATGCGGTACAGCCGCTGGAAAGGCAGTAATTTCGACGGTGAGATCAGTGACTGCAAACATCAGTTCAACATAGTCATTTGCTTTGAGATCAAAGAAATAATTTAACGATGAAAAAACTTCGGCATTGTTACCCTGAACTCTGATTCTGCTGGTGCTGTCTGTTACATCCACACCATTTAAACGAAACCAAAAGTCGAATATTCCTGTGCCACCAGCAGTTTTATCAAGCTGAAATGATGTGTCGAAGTTGTAAACGCCTTCTGTGTCTACCATTACCCTTGATGTAGTTGACAGAAACACACCCTGGCTCAGATCAGTCGTGTTGAACGTGATGGCTTTGGCAGTGTTGATGATCGTGGCCGTCTGTGTTGTGGTGTCGTAGAACGATCCGTACCGGCTGCGCTTGAACTCTCGCGGGGCTGGGGTCATCTGCAAACCTTCCACAGCCGCTGTCAGTTGAGCGATTAGGGCCATTGCCTGGTTGACTTTGTTCTCGGCTGACGCGATGCTGACAGACGTTTCTTGCGCCAAGGTTGCAATCTGATCCAGTGCTAGGGTGGTCTTGCCATCAATGATTGCTGCGCTGACTGCTGCATCTTGCGATAGTGCGCTGATTTGCGCTAGTGCGTTATTGGCATTTGCTGCGGCTGTGTCTGCCTGATACTCAAAGTCTGTGCCGACAATGACTTGTAAGGTGTCAACCGTCGAAAACAACAACTCAAACTGTCTGATCTGTTGCTGGTCGGTCAGAAACGCCGCAAGCTGATCGCGCGTGAGATTAAGCCGGCGAGAAATAGGCGCAGTTGCCATCAGTAGGCCAATGCTTCAATCTGCGCTTCCAGGCGCATGAAGGACAGGTGAGCGTCACTATCGCCGCGAAATCGCTGAATGCGCCAGTTCCGCATATGACCCTGCTGGAACCATGCCAGGCGCTTGTTTGAGCCTATCGTGCCGACGCTGATGCTGCGGTCCTGGCTGTAGGCCTTGCCGTCAACGCTGTAGCTGGTGCTGATCTGCGGATTCTTGCCAAGTGCCACCGAGCCGGTGAGACTGACTAACTCCAACTCGTTAAACAATGCCCCGTTGCTTTCGTTGTAAACGATGAGCGTTCCGAATTCCCATCGAACCTGCTGACCCCAATGATGGCCAGTGTCTTGCACAAAGTATCCAATGGTACTGGACTGCGGATCTCCAATCATCCATTTGTCGTAGACCCAAACCATGTTTCTAGCACGGTATTGAGCAAAGCCTGACAAGGTGGTGGTGAGCGTAAACCAGACTTGATCTTCTAGCGCCTGCGATGCCGCTGCGTCATAAACGATAGTGCGGTCTGGCAAATGAACGTACAGGTGCTGATGCGCCTTGTCGTTGCGTGCCTCCAGTTTGACCAGGGCCAGCTGCGCCTCGCTGTAGTTCAGCAACAGGTTGTCAATCTCTTGCGTGCTGATTTTCTGTGTGGTGGCTGCTGCGCCGATGTAGATGCCTGGTGCTTCGTTTCTGCCGCTACCTAAGAATGCAATGCGCTCAATGTAGACGCAACAGGCTTGTGTGCCGACAACGCCTTTTTGTAGTTGTGCGCCATCAATCCGAGCGAATGGGAATAACTCGCCGCCCACGTTGTCGAACACTTCCACGGTGTTTCTGTTCAGCGCATAAATCTCGTTTCGCAGCTTGAGCAAAGCCACTACCGGGTCGGGGTCTACCTCTGAACTGCCGTACTTCAGTGGGTTTACATCAAGCGGGTTAGTCAACTCTGTGACAACCAAGAATTCTCCATCGGTGGTCATGAAGTATCCATCCACCCAAACCACATCAAGTACTGTGCCAAGGTCGGGGTCTGTCACTTGCGTGAGTGTTGTGCCACTCCAGTAATACAGCCGCCCACCGGATGCAATCGCCAGCAAGTCAAAACTGTAATCAAACGTCACCAGTTCTGTTGTCGGCCCACCAACATCACCCAATTCCGTCACTGTGCCTGCGCTGTCGATCTCCACCAGCTTTGTACCCATCACGCGATACAAATTGCCTTGCCAATTGATACCGCCGCGGTCAATGCCTGGGCCTGTGCCGTTGGCCACAAGACCGTCACCAGGGCGAAGGAATCCAGCGCTGATGCCTGATTGCTTTGGCACTGGCACAAAGTTGACGGGATAGCTTGTCCGCAGCTCTGGTGTGCTGTCAGCATAAATGCCGTTCAAAATTGCAATTTGGGTCACTGTTTTTCCTTGCAGTTGTCAAAATGCCAACGCTTCATTGCATTACCGCCATTTTTTTCACAATGTGGGCAAGTAAAAATAGCTTGTGGCCGGCCTTGCATTGATGCGCTTTGTTTTGCACGCTCATCATCACTTCTTTTTTGTCCGGTTCTGCTTTTGTTGCCAATGTGTGCAACACTCATTTTTTGTTTTGTTTCGTTTGAGTGTATGTGCCCCAGTGTGTTCTGCATTCCAAGTCGTGATACAGACATCTTTATTTTTACTTCATCTGTGTGTTTGTATCCGGTAACTGAAGCAGATATTTTTAATCGAGTAGCGAGTGAAATAACTTTGCCACGATGCGCTGCGCCAACTTTTTCACGCCATTCTTTTGTTTTTACCCACCCAGATGTTCCATCGCCACCATCTGTCAGATTGCAAATCCTGGTGCCTATCATGCGAAGTTGCGATATTCGCTCTTGTTCAATTAAAAATGCTAGTTCTTCGTCCAAATCACTAGCTACCATGCGAACGCAGAATCCACCAGCCTTGCGTTCAGTCCGTTGCCAGAATTCATTACGATGATGATGGCTTTTTACTGTGCATCGTTTGCCAGTTCCCTTGCCAACATAAAAAACCGCACCAGTGTCTGAGCGTAAATGCTCATACACATAAAAACGGTTTTCAGTTGGAATTTGCATTACTTCGCCTTGTTTCGTGCGGAGATTTTCTTTGCCTTGGCTTGTGCATCAGCTTTGCTCGATGCGCCCCAGGCCCTCAGACTCAACAGCAGCCGGGTTGGTTCGCCGTCTTTGTACTCAGGGCCAGGATTGCCACCCATACGGGCCAGGAACGACGCCCTGCGCGGATTGTCACCAGACTTGACCGGAGGCTTCAGATTCATGCCTTCGGCCTTTGCAGCGGCTCTACCCTTGGCGTTCAATCCACCTTTAGGATTCTGGCCTTCTTTTCGGGCAAAGGCTGGCGTTTTCATTACGCAGCTACAGCTTTGATAACGGCAAAGTTAAAGACCGGCGTTTCAGTGGTAGTGCCGCCAGTAGTGCGGAATGTGAGATTAAAACTTCCAGCGGCCACTGCTGTCACCATCAAGTCGTACAGATCCGTACCTGACTTTTGGTTGAGGATGATCACATCGGTTGCCGCCACGGTGCTATTGGTCACGGTGAACGTGGTTGCGGTTGTTGTGCCGGCAGCGCTAAACAAGGTGATTGCGCCTGTAGTCTTGTCCAGCGTCACGCCTGTGGTGCGACTTGTGCCTTGGGTAACAACACCGCCTGCGCCTGTTGCATAGCCTACGCCAGCCGTGCCAGATGAAGTGATTGCGGCAGTCGCTGCTAGGCTTGTGCCTGTAGCTACGCCAAGTGCTGGTGTCACCAATGCAGGGCTGGTGAATGTGCCAGTGCTGACGGTTGGGTTTGTGATTGTCGGGGTTGTCAGCGTCGGGCTGGTTGCAAACACCAAAACGCCTGTGCCGGTCTCGTCGGTCATTGCCGCCCGTAGATTGGCGCTTGATGGCACGGCTAAGAACGCTTGGATACCAGCTGCATAAACTGCATCAGCGTTGATCTGATACCAACTGTTTGTCGGCTGATAAAACCTGATTGCTGTTGCTGTGCCTGCACCCAAGAACGACACGCCACCAAAAATCGCTGTTGCACCATTTAGAGCAATCGTCAGCGAGGTGATCTCTTGCGTTGTGGTAATCAGCACCGTAGTGCCATCAGGAACGCCAGTGTTCAACGGCAGAGTGATCGTGCCGGTTGCCAGTGTTCCAGCAGGTTGTAACAGCATCCACTGGTCATTGCTGACAGGGGTTGGAACGGTGATGTTGAAACCAGAGCCAGGCACGTAGAGATTTGTTGACAGCGTTGGCGATGCAAAACTTTGTTGGAAGAACGTCAGCAAGCTGCCGATACTGGTGCGCCTTGCATCCCCATTGTTGGGCGAGTAGACGGGTAACTGATCGCCACTGGAAATCGTGCTGAGAACGGGTAACTGGTTGATCGTTGGCATGACTGTCCTTAGTAATATTCAAGAGGCCCATCAGGGCCAGCAGTAACCGGGTTGGCCGGTGGCCTGATAAACGGATTGTCGTACACCCTCCACGGCTTGTTGCCTGCGCCAGCCGGCATCGTGCCTGGCAGTTGCTGTTCAAGCGGGAATGTGGCGCGTTGCAACAGAATGTCGTAGCCCTGCTTGGCGGTGGTCTTGGTTTCGATCATCACCGTCTTGCCAAAACTCGGAGCCAGCCTGATGCCAAGCGAGCAAATGATTGCTTCGTAAGCCGAATCAGGCACGTTGGTCTCTTCGTCCAGGTCGCTATCCTGGGGGCTGGATGGCAGCGGATAACCTAAGCGAATGCCCTTACCGTTCCAATCGGCCATCATTGCATCAAGTCGGCGCAGGGCTGATTGCAGCTGCTCTGGCTGTAGATCAAAGACGTAAGACGCTAGGCCAATTTCTTCAAAGGCTGCACTTATGAATTGTCGTTTTGTGTAGCCCATTGCAATTCCTCGATGTGTTTCAACAGGGTTGCATCTGACCAGCGCTTGTCAACCTTCAGCCCAATCGTCTCGGCTTGCTGCAACATTTCATCACGGGTCGGGGGGCTGTCATCCTTTGGCGCTTCTTCAACGACATCAATGACCGTGTGACGGACACGGCTGCTCATCGGTGATGGGTGAACTTTCTTGTTCGCCTTGCGCTCTTTGGTCTGTAACTTCTTCAGCTTGCGCTTTTGCAACCGCAACTCTTGCCGGGGGCTGAGAGTCTTGGTCTTGACGATGGCGGCTGATTTGATCATTTCTTCATCGGTGCTTTGCTTGGCTTACCAGCGGCTTTTGCCGACTTGCTTGCCATGCCAAGTGCCATTGCAACAGCCTGCTTTTGGGGCTTGCCTGATTTCATTTCCATTTTGATGTTCTTGGAAACAGTTTTATCTGAATAGCCTTTTTTCATCATTTCAATCTCCGGTAGAACGGGCCAACATCTCTGCTGACCCGTCTGGTTTATCAGCCAATCCGATACACGATGAAGGTATCAGCAGCAGTTTTGCGAAGACGGAAACGTGCGGATGCACCAGACGTTGCAGCAGTTGCAGCAGAGCCAACAATGGTTACACCTGTGTTGACCGTGATAGTCAAAGCAAATGCAGCCAAGGTGATGACGCTAAAGTCAAACGCCTGACCAATCGCCCACTCTGTTGCCAGATCAAGGTTTGCACCTGTTGGCATCTGGATGGAACGGGTTGTCGTAGGCGTTGCAGTGACAATGCCAGTTAGCACATTTGCTGCTGTGGCAATCATTGCGCCGCCATCGGTTACGTCACCAGGTGCGCCCTGAAGTTGCCAATTGCCATCGTCAGAAATGACGGGCGAAACACCCACGGCGTAAAGTGCGCCTGATGCACCGGCCTGGATGGTCACGCTGGTGGCATTGGTGAACGCACCGGACACATAGGTGGTGTTGTCGACTACTTGCAGCAGATCCTGTGACTCTGGGAAATTGGGGTAACCAACTTCTTGGAACACGGATGCCGATGAGTAGGCTTGAACGGCGATTTTCTCGCCGGCTGGCACGGTTACGGTAACAGTACCTTGTGCAAAAACTACGTTGTAACTCATGATTTTTCCTTAAGGAGTTTGGTTGAACAACAGGATGCCGGACATCTCAGGCTGCTTATTGACCACGCCGAAAAGGGTATCCAAACGATACTTGGTCTTCATCGTGTTCACGTCGTACTGCTTCTGCATGACCACCTCGATGCCCTGGTCTGTAGATGCACGCATCACTGCGACACCAGCGTCGGAAGGCACAGCGTAACGGCCTGGCAGGATCTCCAGCGCATCTTTTTGCCAGAAGCAGTTAATTGGTGCGTCATCCACGTTAAGGCGGTTCACAGTGCGACCAGCGGCTGCTGTCACGATGCAGTTTTGATACTGCAACTCGGCATCAGTCCCGCCTTGGGCAGAAATGATTGGAGGTGTGATCACACAAGTAGTCGCAGACGACACGCTCACAACACGGAAGGTTTTGGAAAACCCAGTACCTTGCTTGGTGATGTGATGCACGGCTTCAACGCCTTGGATCTCGATGGCAGTGCCGGCTGGAAGGTCGGTGGTGCTGGACACAGTGATCGTCTGGAAACGATTGTCCACGTTCTGCGTTTCGCCGGTCACTGCGGTCTGTGTTGCCACAGGCACGTAGTAGTTGTTTGCAGCAGCCAGGGTACTCATCGTTGGATCTGCACCAGTAGCCGCCAAAATGCGGTTGGAGTAGTCCAGCTTGTAGGTCTCAAAGCCTGCAACCATGCCGACATACGAACGCTCGAAAGCGTTGTTCGACTTGTTACCGCTAAAACTACGCGATGCACCACCACCAGTAGCGCCGCCAGCGATGTTGCCGGCAATGCCGTTGTAATCGCGGCTGCACAGTGCCAAGTAACGGTCAAAGGCTTGGACACCCTGCTCGTTCATGATCGAGTCGCACAGAGCGATATCGTCGTAGTCGCCGGCAGCGGTGCTGACAGTGACCACCAACGAACCGAGATTGGCTGCGCTGTTCATGATGGCGATGTTGATGTCGGAGGCCAGTTTCTGCTTGGCAGCATCACCGAGGCGACCTTCTTGCAGGGCATCACGCAGTTCAAGCGCGTCCAGGATGAACGGCACAGACTTCTGGAAGCCGAGCGTTGCAGGGACGGACAGCTGTGTGTAAGCCGTGAAGTTGTTGGTCTGATCCATGCCATCGAACGATTGCGCGATGTAGGGCTGGGGACGATAGATGACGTTGTTAGTTCGTTCCATCATCGAGCCGTCAGTGTTGTAAACGGACACGTTGCGGGACAAAACTAGAGCATCGTTGAATCCTTCGAGGATATCCTCGAACGCTACGCGCTCCTCTTTGCTGAATGAATTTGCCATTTGTAAAGCTCCATTGGTTGAATAAAAAACACGGCATTACTGCCAATTTCCTTACTCACCAATGGGCTGGCGGGGGCCATTCACTGCTATTTATGTGGGCTAGCGATACCCGTTTGGCGACATTATGCCTTTTTCTGGCGTTTGTACGCAATCACTTTCGTCATATTACCAGTCCTGGCTGCTTCTTCCCGCAGTCGATCAAGCGTTGAATCTACTGCGCCAGAGTTTCGGGCAGTGCCTGAAACAACGCGCTCCGGTGGTGGTGCTGTTTTGCGATTGGTAACTTTCATGTCTTTCTCCAGTTTTGCTACGGCAAAGGCAAACTTCACCGGGTCTTTGATTGCTGCCAGTTCTTTGGCCTTTGTGGGGTTCCTGCCGAGCGCATAGACCACCAGGGCAGGGTTATCAGCACCTTGCAGCATTACGCCTTGCTGAGTGACTGAAAACAGTTCCTGCGCTACTGCCTCGGCATCCTCAAAGTCTTTCACGCGCAGTTCAGCTTTGGCCTTGGTGTAGCTGTCCAGCTTTGACTGCCAGGCACGATTCTGGTTTTGCACCTCGGCGTCTTGCTTTGCTTGCTGTTCATCAGTTTGCCGTTTGCGGTCATACCAGCTTTCCAACGATTGCTCAAACTTTTCGGCGTCGTAGTCGTGGTCTTCCAGTGTTGGTTTTTTGCCAAGCTGGACAACCTGTTGAACTGGTGCTGTTTGTTGCAGCCGTCCTTGCAGTTCTTGATTCTGCCGCTTCAGTTCACGATTGGTTTTGCGGAGTTCACGCACCCACTCAGGCGCATGGGCCGGTTCCTCTTGCTGCTGCGGTTCTTCCTCGCCAATGCTGACTACAACCTCGTCGGGTTCCTCGGCTGGTTCTGCCTCGGCCGGCGCGTCTTCAATGATCAAGTCTTCTTCGTTTTCCATTGTCTTCCTTTCAACTCACCCAAATTCGGCTGGGTGGATGCCGTTAATGGATATTGATGCCAAGCACTGCCAGTATCTGCCGCGCTTCAAACTCTTGCATGGCCATCAGTGCGGTGATCGTGTCTTCCTCGTCAGCCAAGAAAGATCTAAGTGCTGCCGATGCCTCTTGCAGTTCTTTACTCTGCTCTGCCTTGTTTTTGTAGGTGACTTGTAGTTTCGCAAGTTCCTTTTGCAGGCTTGCCAATTCTTCCAGATCGCCGTCGTAGTTCACAAGCTTGCGTGCCAGGCGCTGCGATTGCGTGTCTTTGGCAAGTGCCTGTCTGATCTGCTCCAGCTCTACGATTTTGGTCGGCTTGCGAAGTAAGCTGGCCTCAAAGATTGCACGCTCACGCGCCCATCCCTTCCTGCTGCCCCTGGAAGGTGAGCCACTACCGCCGCCGCCCGATACCGGGGGGGCTTGGGACTGGAGAAGCGTTAAAAACACGTTACATCAGGGTTTGCAGGGCATCAATGGTGGCCTGGGTCTCGCTGATCTCTCCTTCAAGTCTCAGCACCGCCTCAAGGTCTCCAGACGCCATAGCGGTTGATTTAGCGTTGTTCAGATAGGCCAGTTTATTGGCCATCAGGGTGACCAGTTCTTGCACTTTCATACCAACACCACCATTTCTTGAGCAACTGTGGACAAGTGCGATTGCAGCAGAATTACATCGTAAGTGTCCGTGCCGTCATTTGCGCAGTACGCGGCCATCCGTTGACCAAGTGCCGCCGTGCCTGACTGCAAAAAGTCGGTCGGAGTAAATGGACTCAACACCCGGTTTTGTACGTCGAATCGGTACATTTGATTGATTGCGGAGGCCGCGTAAATGTTCAAATAGAACATCCTTCCTTCGTTCTCAAACGGCGCTGAACACCCGCAAGTGCCTACCGTCAGGGCTACTGAGCCGTCATAGGTGATCGTGCTTGTCCACGTACCCGTAATGCTGCCTGCAATGTCCAGTACATCCAATGTCACTGCGCTGCCTCGGAAGAAATAGCAGAACGATTGCCGTGCGTTTTTGCCAGCATCGGGGCGAATACCAAACGATGGCGCCCACATACCGCCTGAAGCGTTAGCAGCCGGGGCCACGCCAAAGTAGGTGGTTGACCACGCACCGGCCACAATGTTGTTCGTGCCGTTGTTAACCGTGGCATCGCCATAGTTGTAGGTGTAGACCGTTGTAGTGCCGCTTGAACGCAACAGCAGCAGGTTGGGCAGTTCGATGACAAACTTGGCACTTGAAGATGGCTGGGTTGTCCATGCCGTGCCTGTCGTGTAAACAGGGCTGGGGCCAACTGTGTGGCTGGCAATGATTCGGCGCTGACCAACAGCCGCAGGCGTCACCGTGTCTTGCACAATCCTGATCTGGAAGTTTCGATACTCGTTGACTGCTACGCCAGAATCGCCCAGCGTTGCCTGCCCTGTCAGTGTGCTTGCGCCTGATGCTGTTGCCGTCAGTGCGGTTCTAGCTTCAATCCCGGTATCGTAGACAAATGCACCTTTTATCATCCCATCGCCTGGAGTGCAGTCATAAGGTACATATTGCTCGTCCAGCACCATGATGCTGCTATCGGTGGCAATCGTTGCTGGCAGGTTGGTGGTTGTTAGGCCGCTGGACAGCGTGTTGGTTGCAACCTCAAGAGACCGCCAGATGTTGCTGGCTGTAGTTCCTGCGCCCAGCATAAACAGTTTGCCAGCAATGATTTCGTATCTTGCGCCAGTAGCCGGGGTGAAGGTGAAAGCCGAAAGCACTTGGATTGTTGGCGTCGTGCTGGCGCTGTTGCCGGTGATGTAGCGTTCTTCAGTTTTGCCTGCTGTCGTATCAGTAATCCGCAGCTTGAACCCGTACTCACCCGAGCCGCCCCTGTTTGCCAGCATATTGAGGCCAACCGCTGTCGGCAGGGCTGTTGAGAGCGTGACGGAGGTTGTGGTTGCACCGGCAGCAATGGTGCCAACCAGACCAAGCGAAGGGGCAAAAGCCATTGCCGAACCAGCGCCAAAGGTGCCAGCCAATGCTGGGGATTGAACAAAGTTCCACGCCTTTGTAACGATGTTGTACCGGTTCAGCACCGTGGCACTGACCAAGTTGTAGACAAACGGATTGCGCGATACCCCAGAGCGCAGATCAGATACTACCGAGGTAGCCGCAGCGCTGGCATTGGGTGCCGGGGCGACTTGCGCCCACATCAGCCTATCAATAACTTTTTTGAATGTATTTGCCATGTTTGTTCCTTATGTAATCCGGTTGCGAACTGCCGCTTGCCATGCAGCCATGTTGCCGCCGTTGACCAATATCTGCGCCTGAATGCCGCCCATTGATGTTTGGTTGGTAACAGTGCCGACTGTGGTGACGGTTCCGACTGTGGTGACGGTGCCAGATTCGACAACCATTGTTGCTCGCTGGCGTTGCAACGACTTGTCGTAACCCTGCGGAGCGTTTAGGTAGTTCAGCATCCTGGTTAACAGCAAGATCATGCTTTGCTGCGCTTCGGCGTTGGTCACATCCGAGACCGCCAGCGGGTTGATTGCCGTAATGTCAGGCAAGCTCACTGGCAGCGGATTCAATGCCGTCACATCAGGCATTGTTACTGGCAATGGATTGAGCGCCGTAACGTCGGGCAAAGTCACTGGCAGCGGGTTGAGCGCGTCAATGCCTATGTCAACCGGCATCGGGTTTTCGCTTGATACGTCAACTGCTACGCCGTCAGCTCCTACGCCGATTTTGATTCTCTGGTGAAGAACACCAGCAATCTCTTCAGCAGCAACCAGTGCGCCTGTGCCTGGCGTATAGCCTACATTGTTAGCCATTTATTCCTCCGTCTCAATGCGGGTAATGCGGCCTTTTTCGCGCACCACTCTTTTTGGTTTGTTGATCGACTGAATTGCTTTCTCAACATTCTGGGTGGCTTTCTCGGCATTCTGCGTGTTGCTGGTTGCCAGCTGCTCCATCGCACCTCCGATTTTATCTACCGCCTCGGCAATGCCAGACACTGCTGCCTGCATCATTTCGCTGGCCATCACCATGCTGTCGTTGGTCGTTCTCTCTGCGCGTAGCTGCTCAATCTGCGTGTCTGTGGCCTCAACCCGGTTGCGCTTTAGCTGGTTCTCCAGGCGCATGGCCTCAATCTCCAGCATCGTTTTTTCGTCCATTCGTGGCATTTGTTGTTGCGCCGGCTGCTGCTGTTGACCGCCATCCATTTCGGAAACCTTCGCAAATGTCTCCAATGTTTGCGCGTTCTTCAACTCGGCGCTGGCAATGGTCTCTACTGTGTCGGCCCTGGCCTTGGCTGCTTTGGCGCTTGCTTCCTCTGCCGCGGCTTGCAGATACATCGTATTCGGGTCTTGCGGCTGGCCCTGCATCTCTGCCATCATTTCCTCAGCCTCGGAATCAGTTGGCTTGACTACGCCCATTCGCAGCAGCTTCTTGCGGAAGTAAGCATTAGTGTCGCTCAAGCCTTCGCCTTCCATGTTCATCATGGCCATTGCCGTAATGACCTGCTGCGTTTCTGGGTCTTGGGTAAGCTGGAGCATTCCTGTCAGCGCTCGGACCGTGGCCGCGCGTTTGCTGCTCGATGACGGTCCAACTTCTGCCACTACGTCAAAGGTGGCTTCGCTCAAGTCATTAGCCATTTTCATCGCGCCGGTTTCCTGGTCGATCATTGGCTGCATCAGTTCCACCGTGCCGGCCTCACCAGTTGACGCAATGGTCTTCATCTTGCGCTTGTCTTCGGTGTAAACCTCTCGCGCCATTGATAGCCAGATCTCGCCGCAGCGCTTCATGCCCTTGCTGAAATTCGACATGTAAATAAAGGTTTGCATATCTACGCGAGTCTGGATCATCTCAACCGCTTTGCCAGACATTCCCGACACCATCTTGTCAGCGCCCTGCGGGTTGCCAAGAATGTCCTGCATATCCTGCTCTGTGATCTGAAGCAGCGCGGCCATTGCTGGCGGAATTGCGGCTGATCGGGTGTAGGCAACCGGCCCACTGATTGTTTGCGCTCCATCTGCGCCTGTAATCGGGTTGACCAGCAGATAAGGGTAGTCCCGCAGATTGTCTTCTGCCCACATCACTTGATGGCCGGCAACCTGTTCGGGGGTCATGATGGGCTTCTCAATGCTGGACAGTGCCGAGATTTCACCCAGCTTGGACAGCTGCATATTCTTCAACCGCTGTGCATCTTTAGCCAATCTGACTGCACCCATGCAGCGCTCAACGTTATCCACAAACCAGCGCTTGCCATACACCACGACGATGGGAATGCACTTGCCAGCAATGTAGCCAGCGTCCTCCAGCACCTTGCCGCCGCTCATGATGTATTTGCGAACGCGCATCCGCTTGACGCGCTTTTGACGCACCTCACGGCTACCAATTGCCATCAGGGTTTCTTCCAGGGTCTCGTCGTCCGCAAAATCGGTCTGGCTGTAGCGTTCTTCCGTGCCATCAATGGCCTCAAAGATGCGGATGGTCTCAGCCTTTTCTTCGATCTTGTAATACTCAGCGACGAAAACGATATCAGGCGTTGCCCAGTCAAACTCGTACTGATGGATGATTTTCGGCCAGTCTGTAGGGTCGTCGTTGTAGATTTCCTTGTAGCTGTCACGGGTCATTGATGTGACCACAAAGCAAAACTTGGCGTCTGACTTGTCCTGGCGCTTGGCGTTCAGATCAAAGAAAACACTGCTATCGGCATCGTAGATTGGCTCAATTCGGATGCGCTGCTTGTCGTTCTCGTCATCTTCCTCGTCTTCGTAGACCGTCCGCAGGCGCCATGCCCCAATGCCACCGCCCACAGCTTCCTCAAAAGCATTGTCGTATGCCTCGTCAGCCACGGATGCCTGCTCATCGGCACGGTACAGGCCATCGCAAACTTCGGCCAGCTTGTCGTTTTCAGAACCGTCTTTGCTTACATAGTCAACTGTAATTCTGTTGTTACGGTACTCGTTGACGATCCGAATGACCGCCAGCATGATCTTGTTTACTTCGAATTTGGGCTTGTTTTCGTACTGGTCGTAAAGCGGCCCTTCCCACTGAGCGCCACATAAGCTGTAGAAACGCCGGTCTTGCAGGCATTGCAGGCGCTCGTCGCGCAGCGCAGTCTGGATGTCGTTAAACTGCCTCAACGCTTCAGCGTGCAGATTGGCAAGGCGTTGATCTTCGGAAATTCTGGCCATGTTTATCCTTGGTTGTCCGATTTTCTACCATTTGTGCATAGTCGGCAATGGCACGAAAGTCTGCGGCTTGACAACAATTGCCCGTCTGATTCCCTCGCAAGCATAACGCAGGGCATCAATAACGTGATTCTTCTTGTCTTCCAGTATCGGCAGGATTTTAGCCGTCAGCGGGTCTTGCTTGTATGAATAAAGGCTGAGTTCGTCAATAGTATGCGTGCAGCG